TAAGGAATGCTCATCACGAAACCCCTTCAACGCTGTCAATGTATCCAGAGATTCCAACTTAGTTAGCGCTTCATCAGCTTCATCAGCTTCATCAGCTTCATCAGCTTCATCAGCTTCATCAGCTTCATCTCCATCATAAATATCATCATCTGTATCATCATCTGTCTCCGTACCCTCATCATCAAAAATAGCATTATCCAAATCATCATCAACTTCTAAATTATCATCACCTTTTTCATCAGGATTTGCTTTGTTCCATTCCTCTCTATCAGTAACTTCTTTTTTATGCGCTTTCCCCTTATTGCCATCCTCATATTCCATAAATACATAAGGATCTGCAAATTTGGTCACTTTGGCTTCGAAATCTTCACCATCAACAGTATGAATAACTTCTTGCCCTTTTTTAAATACCTTTTTAGCCACGTCAATGCTCCTTTTTAATAATTAATAATTAATTTTCCTTTGCAAATTTTTTCTTTGCTGCTTGTGCTTCCATAATCAGAGGTTTAATAGTCTTCTTTGCAAAACTAATAACTCTATCTCTAACCATTTCAATACTTTCCCCGGGGCGCACATCTTCAGAAATACCAAATTGAATATCAACAGGTTCATAATTCTTAACCTGTACTTTCTGACCTAACGTACACCACACTCTCGGAACAAACCCATGCAAAACATTAACTCCAGATTTAAGTTTGGATGCTGAAAGAGTAGTGCCGCTTGTACCAGATTCAGAACCCTTTTTGCTTGAAGATTTTGTACCAGGAGAGTTACCGCCGGGCGATTTTTTCTTGCCCGGAGATTTCTTTACTCCCATTTAATAGTGCTCCTTTCCTTTAGTTATAAATATTTATTCCAATTATCCCTTACTTTAACAAAAAAAGATTGTAAGTCCTTCCCATCATTACACTCTTTCCAACAACGTAATATCATATTGTAATGTTTTTTAGTATAATACCTGTAATTCTTATGCCTAATAGTTTCAGGAAAATCACCAGCTGATTCCCACTCACGAATACGTTTTGAATTTCTTCCCAATGCAGATGCTAAATAAGATATTCTACAACATTGAACTTTCTTACCGCCTGGAAATTCAAATACTCGCCATTGTTTTCTATTAAGTTGAAGTTTTTCGCCCTGCTGTTTACGCTCCCGGGCTTTTCGTTTTTTGTGGGCAGTAACGCTCGCTTTATGCCGTTCTCTAAATTCAGCATCTGTTTGATACTTACGCTTAAATCTTTCAGAATCAGAAAGTTTACTCATCAATTTTCTCACCAGCTAAAAGTTTAATAGCACATATTTTAGCTTCCATTACAAGAGCATCTCTTTCTTCTTTAGCAAGATCCGAAATTTTTTGCCCCAATTCTTCATCAGATAAACCACTCTTATTTTCAAGATAAGAAACACCAAAACTTACCTGAATAGTAACATCCATAATCAATTCATCAGGTTTAACCTTAACAGCGTTATCATATATTCTTTTTTCTATTTTAATCATAATCCTTTTACAAATTCGGTTGGTTCATCTTCTACATAATTCAAAACGCTTGGGTATGTTTCCGCTAAATCATTTATTTTAACAATGCTCAATTTCTTTTTAACAATAACATGCCCCTTATCCAAAAGATTTGCTAGCACTCTTGCATCCTTAGTATTAACAGTATAAGAATAATCATAAACTAATTCCTCATTTAAGTTTTTTCCCTTCAAAAACTTATCAATACCTTTTTCATCAAAACTAAAATTACTCCTTGAAACAAAAGTAATTACGCCTACATCAGTTTCAATTTTTTCACTTTTCTCTTTTGCTTTTTTAGCACGTTCAACAAACGCCTCTTTAGTAGCACCCTCAAATATTTTGAAAAAACCTTTAGCTTTAATAAAAGTAGTATGCAATTCATTATCAGGAGTTTTTTTAACAATATCAAAAACTTCTTTTTGCTTAACTTCTAATGTAGCTTTTGGTATGATCTTTCGTAGCCGTTTAATAGCCACCAATGCAGTTTCCTTCGCAGTTGCCATAGTAAGTTCTCCTTTTGTAGTAACAATTTTTAATAACGTAACGTTTAAATATAAGAAATTACATGGAGAAAATCAAATAAAATTTTATGAGCTTTACAATTAAAATATTATTTATTTTTGCAAATATTCATAAATTTGTATTCGCTTATCTGCCATAGCGCCTAGTAATTTATTATTCATATCGTATATGTCCAATACTAAAGGACTCTGTTTCCCCTCAAATTGACGCTCAATCCTTCCTACGGACTGTTCAATGGTTGATTCACTACTTAATGGAGTTGCGTAAACCAAAGTGTCCAGGTGAGGTATATCCACTCCCTCCATAGCTTTCTTATACGTTGCGAAGATTATATTAGCACTATTTAATTCCTCTAATGTTGGATCTTCGACCTTCTCCTGTTTTATACCCTGTTTACGCTGAGTTTTAGTTATAGATTCGGGACCAAAGAACCGCACAATTTTAGTTTTCTTTGGAACTTGACTCTTAGTTAGCTCCATCAACCCTTTCAAGTGAACTATTCTTTCAGATAATATAAGTATCGATCTTTTTTCCTTCTTAAAAGCCTTAACTACTATATCAACAATTAATTCATTTCTCTTTTCATCAGCAACGATATTATGAATTACCTGAATTTTATAAGGAATATAAGGCGGATAATACTTCCATTTTTTATCCCTAACATATTCCGTAAACATATGATCTGCTGTTATATTTCTAACCGATTTCCCTGTTATCAAATTATCAGACGTATGTAAATAATATAACTTCTCCATTTCATCCGTTCTCTTTGGAGTAGCAGACAAACCCAACCTATATTTAGAATTAAATCTTGTGAATGATTTTAGAAACTCCTTCGCTCCGATTCGATGCACCTCATCTTGAATAACCAACCCAAATAATTTATTAATTTCGGGACTTATTGTACCACGCATTAAACTCTGTGTCATTCCAATAACAATCTTTCCGTCCTTAAATTTCCCTTGCTGCAACAACCCAATTTCATCCTCTTTAACATCAGTAAGCATCATTATATTTTCTTTCCATTGCTTAACAAGAGTATTTTTATGAACAAGCACTAACGTTTTCATACCTAAATAAGACGCAATAAATATCGCCATAGTAGTTTTACCTTCCCCTGGCTTTGCAACAATCACAGCTCCAAAATGATATTTTAACATTTTAATAGTAGCGTCTATAGTTTTTATCTGCTCGTTATTTAACTTAAAATTATCGCCCTTATTTATTATAAGAGGAGCTATTTCAATTTTAGTTTTATTTTCGCCTACATCCCTTTCATAAGCTTTTCGAGCAGTAGCACTAATATCACCAAAAGTATATCTTGGGACTTGATAAGCATACCCTCCACTTTTAGTTTTAACCCTTCTATACAAATGAAATATAGGCGAAGTATCGCCTAATTTTATTCCCTGCTTTATTTTCTTTTCATATTCAGGATTAACAAAAGTAAGTTGGGCTTTTAATTCAGCAGTAAACTTACTTGGTGAGATATACAAAAATCCTTTTAGTAACATTATCTTCCTTTATTATTTAAAATAAAAAAACCCACTTCGAAAAGCGGGTTCTATTCATTCACCCATTTACACAATCCAACATAGGAAAGGAAATTTATGAAAATCAAAATTTCAGATCTAATTAAAGACCTACAGTTGTTCCGCCACCACCTAACATGATGCGTTCCTCCTAATTTCAGGTTTGGAATTGAGCTCTATTTGCTCTTGCCCAAATATACTAAAATAGAGCTACTTAAAACAACTAATTTTCAGTAGGATTTTCACCTTTTAATTCCAGTTCAAGAGCCAAAACCATTTGATATTCTTCCTCAGTAACTTCCTTCCACCAAGTAATATGAATCATATATTCTTCCGGATCTTTATCCTTTAACATTTTACCTTTCCATAGAAAAGGATGGCTATCAGTTACAACACTATTATATTTAACCATACTTTGAACCGGAGGTCTATTACGAATCTCAAGACTAGGTTTTCTTTTCGGAGTAATAAACTCCATAAAAACAATATAATAAAACTTACTTTCCATTATACATCCCTTATTAAATGTTTTTGATTATCACTTATCCAAGGCTGAGTTCCTGCTCTCTGCGCCATAATTAATACATCATGAGAAGTTACATTCTTATCCCAATTTATACCTTCTTGATATTGTGCATCACATCTATCACAATGCCAATCCATATACCCATGACACAAATCCCCCTCAGAATCACAACCATTATTAATTACGCCCGCAATAACCCACTTATGCCCAAACCTCTTACATAACCACTTTCTAAATTTTTTCATTTTATCCTTTTATTTAATCATCTCAGGTAAAAGTGTGTACCCGGAAGAAACCATTTTTATATCAAAATATTTATTACCCTCACTATCATATGTAACTATCCCACCTTTTGTTAAAGTAACTTTTGCCATAGCTTTAGGTCTTAAATTCGTATGCGGATACTTAGCAATAAAAAAAACTCCCTTAATAGAATACCCTGTAACAATATCACCAACCTGAATATTATCAACAATTTTACAATTGTATTTCATTTTAATTCCACACTGTATTTTTTTAGAAAATTTTATACTGCCAAATATTTTAATTGTTACATCATCCGAATATTTTAAAGCCCCATTTTGTTCAGGTTTAAATTTAGATATAAAAAAAGGCTCAAAAACAAAAGCATCAGAAACAGTTTTAGTAATACCATATTTAATCCATAAAGCTTCCTGTTTAAACTTATAACACGCCTTATAAGAATCCACTATTCTACCACCAAGATTTTTACTCGCTCCAACATACACAACTTTATTACTCGAATTAGTAAATATATAACAACCTGGTACGCCTCTAAGACTTCTCGCCAAATACAAAAACTCCCTCGATTTTCTAACCCAATGCTTCCTTAAACGAGTTGTTTTATCAAAAGCTAACAAAACATTTTCCATGCCCTCGACTTTAGGAATAAAATCAATTTGTGGAATAATTTCTTCCTTCAATGTACTGCCCTCCAGCTATTTCCAATTTTAGTATCACAAACCAAAGGCACTTTCAAACGCATAGCACTCTCCATAATTTTTGTTATTTGTTCGGCTCTTTGTTTAGCTACTTTCTTATCTACTTCAATTAATAATTCATCATGTATTTGCAATTTAATATCAATATCCTTTACCTCATTATATATATTTACAGTAGCAATTTTAATTAAATCACTACTACTTCCAGATACTATAGTTGATACAGCCGAATTCTCTGCATTTTTTCTTCTTTTATAAAATTGAGGTTCATAATCATTTATTCCAACTGTATCCATATTCCTTCTACGACCTAAAAGAGTTTGAACAAAATGCGATTTTTTGGCTGATTTATGAGTATCCTTAATAAATTGGGTTACACCATAATATAATTCAAAGTATGCCTCCCACACCTCTTTTGCTTTCTGTTTAGGCATTCCTGTAACCGCTGCCAAAGTAGTCCAATACAACCCATACACCAAACCAAAATTAAGCGGCTTCGCATCCTGTCTCGTTACCAAATATTTAACAATAGCACTAATATCATCAGAAGTCTCCTGGTGAATGTCAGCTCCTTTATTAAATTTATCAATCATAACTTCATCAGGAGCTAAATGAGCAACCATCCGAAGCTCCAACTGTGAATAATCACTGCCAATAAAAACCCTACCTGGCATAGGAATAAAAACCCTACGCATATCAACAGAACACTCTTTACGCAATTTATTTACCAATACAATTTTATCCGGCTTAGATAAATCATCAGCAATTTTATCCAGCCATTTAATCAGCTTTGTATCAGTCCAATAGATTTGCTTCGCTCCAATTAAACCTTCCTGCCGCAACCTTTCCATAAATGCAAGCTTCATTAACACAGATTCTCTCGGTTGATTTTGCAGATTAGGATTATGACCTGAAAACCTTCCAGTACGAGTACCGGTATGCATCAAATCATAACCACTTAATACATATACATTTCCCACTTTTTCCAACGATTCAAAAATCGGTCTTATGTAAGTAGAATATAATTTAGATATGCCTCTGTTATATAAAATAGAGCTTAGTATTAATCCGCCCTGTCTATTATGAAGTTCAACCAAAGCCCCTTCATCAAGTTTATAATTTCCTACCGGCTCCACACCTTTAGCATAAGCAGTTGCAATCATTTTTGGAGTAGGGTCTCTTCTTTTTAATTTATAACCGGCTTCAAGAAGTTTTTCAGCTAATTGTTTTGTGCTGTTATAATTTATATCGCCCAATTTCTCCCTAATTACATCCTTTATTAATTCTATTTCCATACCCATCAAATCATAATACTTGCTCATTAACGTTCTATCCATACGAATAAAATTTTTCTTATGATTAATATCCTGCAGAACAGGAATAGTTCCAATTTCCCATCTACGATACAATGAAAATGTATTCTTTCTTTTCTTTATATCAGGATATATTTTATAGAAAAGCCAAAGGGTGTACTTAGCATCATCCTCACCATATTTCGCAAATTTCTTAAACGATTCCCGCGACTCATTAAAATCAGGTAAATCCTTACCATACTCTATATTCATAATCGGTTTCAAACCATGCTTACGCTCAGTATTCAAAAGCCAATGAATAAGCATAGTATCCTCAACCTTAGATAAAGGAACTCTTATATCACACTCCATTTCAAGGATAGTCATATCAAACTGAGCATTATGAAATACAACCCTTCTACCCTTACAAAGTCGTTTCAAGAAAGCAAGAGCTTTACTAAAAGATACGTTCTTATATTTATCGCCATCAGGAAACTCTTCAAAGTAATGATTAACAGGTATATAATAGCCAACAATTTTTTTATCTCTTTTATAGGCAAAAGAAAAACCTTCTAGTCCGCCTCTTGTAGTTTCTGATTCCACATCAACACATATTAAATTCGGTATGCTACTCAACGAAGGTAAATCACTCAAGTTTTGTATTAACATTTATTCCTCTTGTTTAAAAAAGTTAAGCCCGATAAAAAGAGCATTTAATATCGGGCTTGGAGCACTTACTAAAAGGTACAACTTGCACCGCAAACATATCAATAAAATTTTAACTTGTCAACAATAAAATTTTAATTTACTGTATTAAAAGGACTTAACCAATGGTTCATATACCATAAAAACTTTCCGGAGTCCTTTATCATCCCGGGATCTTTACCATAATAACGTAAACGGTATATATGAGGAAGCTTACTTTTTGCTCTAGCATAAATGCTTCTTTCCATTGAACACCCTGCATCATCATGATCTCCCATCAAAATAATACTATCAAAATGTTTAATCAATTTTCGAATTTGAAGATTAGTAACCTTCGCACCAAAAGTACCCACAACAGAATATTCATCTAACTTATCCAGCCTTCGTAAATGATGATAAACTAAAAGAGCATCATACATTCCCTCAACAACAATTCCTTTTGCGCCCTCAATTAACCACTCTAAATAAAGATAACTCCCGGTATCAAAATCATTAGTAAATTTGGGCCAAGCTCCTACAATAGATTTCCTTACCGTTCCTACTAATCTGTCTGCCTCAGTAAAATTTGGGAATATCACTTGCTCAGCTTCTTTATCATACCTTAATCGAGCAACAAGAATATCTGCCATATCTAAACCGCGACCAGCATTATAATCAATAAATACCTGGTCTTTATTATTATAGCTTTTTAGCCTCGTAAGAGCAACTTTTCTCGGATTATCAACGTGCTTTTCATAGAACTCCGGCAACTGAATTTCAACAGAATTTTGTATATCATACACATCACTATATTCAACTACTACTTTTTCTTCAACTAATTGTTTACCTAATTGAATTAAGCTTCGTCCTTTTCTATCACAAGTAAAGCAGTTATAAAGAAAACCGTTATTAGTTATCTTTATGCCGAAAGAAGGATTTGAATCCTCCCCACTACTATGCCCAGAATCAGGTAAGTGAGCAAACGGACACCTTAGCATTATATTATCATTTGTAAATCTCTGATAGGTTACATCAATACCTAACTCCACAAGCATTTTAATTACTGCTGCTCGAACCTTTTCAGTATATTGCGCCATTTATAATAATACTCCATTACTCTTAACCAATAATAATAAATCCAATAAAATGGACTCTTTTTATGTTTTTTTAATATCTCTTGAAACCAAGTCATTACATTATAGCCTTTACCCATTGTCCAGTTCGGCTTTTACTCCACGTTTCAAAATGGGTACCCTCATCAGTTATCCTAAAACCTTCCTCATATTCAAGTTTATCTACTTCCTGCCTTGCATACGCATAAGCACTCTCTATCTTAGGAGTATAAATAATATATTCCGAACCAGTATCCTTAAACTGACACAAATCCCCACCTAATTTTTCAAGATGAGTAATAGCATCCTTCTTTTCAGGAAACCTCATAATTTGTCCTTTCCATTTTTCTTAAATTTTGGGTGTAATAAAATTTGTTCACCATTTTTAACAACAAACCCCGAATCAATATCAGAATAAATTTTCCATAGCTGATCTTTAACTACCGGCATTTTTTTAGCCATATTAGTAATCAAACATTCTAAAGTATCCTTATCAGAATGCTCAACAGCAAATTTAATAAACGCATCTTTGTTCATAGTAATACCTTTCAATGCCCAAGAACATCAACCATTTTTGTTCTTGAAATCCACAAGATTCTTAATTTCGGGGCTCGTCCCTTCCATATAGTTTTACACATATTAAACCACTTTTTATGAGCTTCTTTATGCACCCCGTATAATCCATTCAACTGCTTTACAATTACCTCTGAATCAGAATAAAGAAAATCAGAATCATAACGCTCAGCAATCATAAGCCCTTTCCATACTGCAAAATATTCTACTATAAAATTTGTAATTGGTCTTTCTATAACCCAATCACGAAAACTTTCTTTTTTAATTTTCTCAATTAGATAACGCTGAAAAAACATTTGTTTATTGTTTCCTTCAACACGAACACTACAACCATTTATCATACCATTAAATTTCAAAAACCCATCCACATAAACTCTTGTTTTAAGCATCAAACACCCTCTCCTCATTAGAATCAAATTCATTTCTTTTATGCTCACGAAATAACCACTTATCAAAATCCCAATCCATATTAAAACTAACAGCACTATCCTCCTCACGAATTTTCAAAAACTCAATACCCATTAAAGAACTATCTTTTAAAGCTTGACTACGCCACATTTTAAGTATCATATCAGCGTCCTCACCAATAGCTCTTGCGTATTTAGTTTCATCTTTATCTGTCATTTGAGTAGTAAAAACACCTGGGATTTCTAACCGAGATAATAACCTTTGATACGACCTGGAAGCGGAACGAGTGTTATCAAATTCATCTCCTTTTCCCATATCCGTAAGATACAAACCATCCACTCCTAAAAGCGACAAATCATCGATACTCATTAATTCGTATTCAATTTGATCTACAGATTTACCCGCACCCGGAATTACATACATATCGGGCAAACCCTCATAAACACCATTTAGCCCAACAAATCGCTTAGCTTCATCAGGTCTTAATAAACCTTTTCTATAGCGTGAATACGAAAATTTACCCATTATAGAGTCAGTTCTACCTTCCATTTTTTTCTTACTAATTTCATTGGTAACAACAGCAATAGGTCCCGGTACTTGTTTCCACATATTGCACAACATCATAAGCATTAAAAAAGTTTTGCCTACCCCCTGCGGACCCATTATTACAAAAAACTCATCCACTATTCCACCAATCCTATTATCAATAGAATCCACAGTAGTTTGATACCCAATTTTACCTTTAAGTTTTTTATTTTTTATGTACTGTTTTTTTCGCTCTGAAAGATTAGCTTTAACGGTTGAAGCTTCCAGCATTTCATTCTTACCAAGTTCAATACCAATTTTACGAAGCTCAACTTTTGCTTTTTCAATATCCTTACCGAATAAAAGTCTCTGAATAGAAGTATTACCATCTGTAAGAATTTCATAGTCAGCCCTATCACGAAGCTCTGTAACATAAAATTGAATAGTATCATCCGGTTTAATTACACTAAAATCTGGAAATTTTGCTCGAATAGCTTTCTTTGACGGAATAACCCCTTTTGAACGCTTAAAATATACTTTTATCCATTGATAAATTGCTCTTTCTTCCCCTTGCATAAATTCCGCTGGCACCTTTTTTACAGCATCAAGAAATTCATCTTTTTTACCAATGGATATTATAGAGTTAATAAATAACCCATCAATATCCATAAATACTCCTTCTATAATTCAGATGGCGTTACATATTTTGAAATATTTTTATTGTAATACCTTCTCTTGGCAGTTGCGAAATGACTTGCAGGTGTTACCATATTAAGCCACATTTTATAATCATCCTCATTTTCAAAATGTATTACCTGGAAAGGAAGCATTAAAATTTTATTAATTACTTCTTCTTCAAAATAATAATTAGCTTTTGGAATACACAAAACAGTACGATGAAATTCCCCATCCAATTTCTCAATCAAACGTAAAATTTTTCTATTATACTCACTAAAAGAGTAAACTCTTTTTATACGAAAAGGAAACCGCCATTTCCAAGCTACAGAAAACAGCAAGTCATAATCCACCACAAGTACAAGTTCATTCTCATCTAACTTACTAGGACTAATTTCGCCTCGTATCATTAACTATCCTCCGCATCCTCATAATACCAAATTATACCCTCCGAATAATGCCCTATCAAAAACTTTTCATCGTCTTTCAAACCCAAAACAACATGCCTCACACCAAGAGTAAGCAAATTGTTTTGAACCCTAAATGGAACATTTCTATTAATTGATACTTTCGGATCGGCTTTTATTTCCTCCCCAAGAGATTTAGATTGTCTTCCCTTTGTGAGTGAATCACTAAATAAAACAACAATTTTATCAGGCCCTTCATCAGATAAAAGATGTTCCTTTATTTTATCGGCATTTACATTTTTATCCGTTGCCATTATTTACTCTCTGATTGTTTACGAAGTTTCTTTTCAATACGCTTTAACACAAGCCACCCAATCCAACTCTTGTTAATTTCGGTAAGTATCACTTTAGATTTAGCAAGCTCATCATTTAAGTAGTCCTCTCTTGTAGCAGTAAGCGGCTTAACAACAGCTTCAATTTTACCAGCTAAAGTTTTTGTAAGCTTTCCCTCCATAACAGTTGAATAATGAGAAATCAATTCCTCTGCTTTTTTATCAACAAACTCATTAAGTATTTTTAGCTCTTTTGGACTCATTATACTACCCTATATATTTTATCAAAATAAGATTCATACTCCTCATCTAAATATGAAGAAATAATAATAATTCCTTTCCAACTATAAATTCCTCTTTTATAAGGAATCTTAAATTTCTTAAATCCTAACTTAACAAATTTCTTTTCCCTCTTTCCACACAACAAATAAATAAACGCGCCTTTCCTACAAGGTTTAATAACCTTCTCATAAAGAACATCCAAGTCAGCTTTAATTACAGAAATCACTTTTGCAAATTTTCTTCCAATATTATTTTACCAATATTAAAATCAGGTTCCTCAATATTAATATCAACATATTCTCCACAAATAAAATCATACAAACTTTGCCCATAAAAGTCAATAAAATCTTCACCATAAATTTTACTTGCTAAATAGGTAACTTTGTTATTCGACATACGCCATCTTAAAAATTCTTCAAACTTAACTTTTACAAAAACAGATTGCTCTTTACGATATTCCAAGCCTAAATCATCAATAAATAAAAATCTCTTTCCAGCTAAAGTAGAAATTAAATTATCAACGCCTTTCAAATCACTAAAACTAACAAACCCTTTCTGCAGGGCTCCCGCAGTAACATACCGCACTGATTTTTCATCAAACCTATCAATTATGCAATTAGCAATTGCATGTAAAGCCCACGTTTTACCAATCCTTTGAGCCGAAGCAATAAAAAAATTAAGTTGTTCTCTATAAAATTTTGTCTTACTAATATTTTTATGCTTAACTAAAATTTTACGAATATCAGTTGGAGTTTCCTTATGTAAATTTTGTAAAGAAGCATCCTTATACTTATCGTACAAACCATATTTTTTATACTTATCCATAACAATTAAAGTATCATACCTCCCGCAAGTTCCTCAAGATCCCTTTTCCTTCTTGCATCCTTCGACCTGGCAACAGCAGAAATAGCTTGGGATAATTTGAATGTAGTATTCTCACCTTCTACTCCATCCTCACCTCTACCCCCAGTAAAAATATTTGTTAATTCCTCAACCTCTGTTTTTAACATGCCCATCTTAGGAAGTTTTTCAAGCGTTTTAACAAAATCAATTTCATTATTTGAAGCTTTTCTAATTCCTTCCACTTTATTTTTAATAGCTTCCGGAGATATAATATCGCTCATAGAATCACTAACCAACCCCGCATAAAAAGCAGTTTCATGAGCCAAAGTTTTATTACTCAAATTAATATCATCAGGAATTTGCCTACCAGTATGCACCCTCCGTAATTCAGATGCGCTCACAGCACCATTCAAACACCAAGCTTTCAACATAAAAAAACTCAATTCAAGAGCACCATCACCAAAGTCACTTGTAGAAATACGAACACCAAAACAAACATGCTGTATTCCATTTCTCGGAGTAGTAAAACTCATTACACCAGGATAAATAGCTTCTATCCAACTCTTTGTTTCAGCATAACCAACTCGATATACGACTAACCCTAAAGAAGTGGCTGTTCCTAAAAAAGAATTATAAATAACATCAGAGTTTAATCGCTTATATGATGAAGAAAGAATACCTCTTGTTTCATTACCTATATTCCTAAATAACAATCGCTTATTTTTTTCATGCCTTATATGAGTATTAAAGATAGTAACAGCTAATAATCTCTGCCAATATTCTCCGGACAAATATTTATCCCTTAAATATCGAGTAGGAAGTTTATACCTCTCGGCTATTTGCGTAATAGCATGAGGATGAACACTAAAATCAGAATACAATTTATCATTCGTTAATCCTACATCCGGAACGCCATTTTGATTAGTAATGAGCCTAAACCAGGACTTACCATTAGTCATAAACCTATGAGAAGTATTACCTAAAGGAACAATATAATCTTTCATTAATTTTCCATCCCCTTGAATGGAACACAAAGTTTGGTCGTGTATTAAAGAATCTTCCGCCAACTTTTTATTCACATTATCCTGCAAAATCTCTTTTTTACGTTCAGAATCTCTCGTATCACTCCCCAATATACTATTAACAATCGAACCTCCATCCATTAAACTAACCATTTTAGTGCTCCTTTTTATAAATGTATATTTTAGTCCTTGGAACCTCATAATCCAAGTCCTCTGCTGCTACATAATACTTCCTAATATTATTATCATTTTTTATGACACCATTCTTCTGCATTGTATCAAACAATAATTCAATAGAAGCATCCGCAAGTTTGTTGTTATACCATATTTCAAAAACCCATAAAAAATCCCTGCTGTTTAAGTCAGGGAATTTTAATCTCTTTACTTGTCTCTCTACTAATGTTATATAGTTAATAGCTTGTTTACCCAAAACAAAATGAGTAAGAGTAAATTGACGCTGATTTGATTTTCTTGCCGGTGAACCGAATAATATAAAACTATGAATCAAGGTATAGTGATTTTTTATCAGCCTCAAGAGCAATTCGTCTTTTTCTACTTTTTTGATACTCACGCAAATCTCCTATAAAAGATATGCGATAACCATATATCTGTCCCATCCCCGGTAAACCTGTTAGTTTGTATTTTATTTTTATCTTCTTCCATTTTTTACAAACAAACTCTAATAAATCATTAGTTGTTTCCAACCCCTGTTCCTCACAAAGCATCTTAAATAATCGAGACGTTTTCCCTGCATGATAAGGACACTCCTCATCTAAATAATAAAAATAATTATCCCGAAAATTCCTCCATACTTGAGGCTTAGTTAGTTCTATAGAACCCATGCAAGTTGCTCCTTTTTAGTTATTTGGGTGAAGTTCTTTTAACCCCTCTATTTTTTCCTGCTAAAAGTTTAGAATCAACAATACCCTCAGCTTCACTAAGCATTTTGTGGAAATCTTTTTCTGTTCCGCCTCTTGCTAAATACGCTTTAAGTATTTTTTCCTTCACTTCAGAATAAGCTGTCTTAAAGAACAGTTCGTAAATAACTTCCTTATTAAGTATTTTACCACCAATCTCTATAAGAGCTAACAGATCTTTTCCATTAACTTTTCTTGGTAAAGTAATAGTTCTTCTAACAGCTATTTCTTTAGTAAATATAGCCATAGTAATACTCTCACATTGTTAAAATTTTATTTATTTGATAATATAATAATATCGATTAAAAAAATTAGAATCAAGCAACTGCGAAATTAAAATTAATCAATCAAAGAATTCCTGGTAAGTCCCTCACGTTTTATAGCATCAAACGAAACAAGCACACTGTTTTCAATAATATCAACGCTTCTTCCGTCTCTTGTATAAAATATAATATTTTTTATGTAATAAGCTATTATACCTATTTCAAGTTTATCCTGCTCAGAGGGTACAATAGAATTATCATTAAAAATTTTGGTTGGCATTATAATATCAAGCTTGCGTTTACTTCGAACCACACCTTGATTAACATCTTCTTTACTCTGGACAAAAGCATAAGTTTCAATTTCTTCCCCAAACACCCTCGTATAAATACTAAATGGGTAATATTTAACAGCTACGCCTGAATTAGCAATAACTCCCTCTACGCTGTAAAGAGCATCTTCAGAATCAAGCTCGCTTAATACATTGTGTTTCCAAATATTATGGTGTTGCATGAGCTATTGTTTGCACCGCACTTTCGAATAATTCGTTATTCAAAGTTTTAATATACATTTTATACTGGTACGTCTTTCCATTCTCAACAGTAGTATCAATAATAGTTTCTGACTTTAACCTGTATAATTCCTCAATAATATTCTCCGCACCTTCATCATCAATTTGCTTTATAAAATGTAATTTATACGCCGGAACAAACTTATACTTAATAACAATTTGAACGCCTGTAGCAACGCTTGAAAGAGAAAATGCAGGAATAGGTTGATCAGCTTCATACTGAGTTGGAATCAAAATATCTTCCTCCCTATCCTCAACTCTAAATACACTTTGATGAACTATATTACCAGCATTATCATCATCAAGCTCAGCAACTAATCCATCGAATCTTTTTTCCAACGCTTTAGCAATTTCCAAAAACTGCTGAGGATCTACCTTCTTAGCATTAACATCTTTTAATATATATCTGGAGTACCTTGCAGAATCAGTAGCCAGCTGATAAATCAAATCAACATTGGTTCTTAACAATAAAATTTCAGTATCAAATTCCTCAAGCTCATCAAAACCTTTTGTACCCTTAAATATTTGAACATTAGAAGAAGTCAACGCCTCTAACAATTCATCATCCGCCCAAATCTGTTTTTCAATATCCTGAATAATATAGGCACCGGCACTTACATAGCTCTGCACTGTAGTTAAAGTTACGTCAAAAGTTTTGGCGCTGGCATTAAAAATTGTAAAGCTGGAATTAAGGTCGGTCATACCCAATACCCCCGATATAGTCAAACGCATACTATCCTGCAAATCGTGGTTACTCTGCATAATTACAGTTACAACACCCGCAGAATGAGAAGCACCCACTATTCCATTAATAACGATATTTACAGGGTTATCCCCAAGCTTATTTCTAAGCCGGGAAACAATACCCGCTTCAATAGTAGTCATTTATAAAATCAAATTAAGCTATGAACTTTTGGGCTTTCAAAATCGTTGCTTGTGGCTCGGTAACATATTTAGATTCATCTTCTACACCTTCAACATACCCATTAATTATAAACAATCGAGGACACTCTTTCAAAAATTTAACTTTAACTTGTTTACTATCTGTAACCGGTAATTCTTTTTCCAAAACAACATCAACTTTTTTCTCTTCTTTCACTACCGGTGCATCAATTTTATCCTCCTCTATTTTAACAGCTTCATCTGTTTTAACAGCATCATCAACCTTTATTTCAGATTCAGCTTCAACAGCAAGAGTTTCTTCCTTTTTAGAATCATCAACAACGCCATCATATCCAGAGAATTTATCTCCGGATTTTTTCTTAGTATCTTTTTTTCCTTTAGCCATTTTATTCTCCTTATTAAATAAAAGCCGACACAAACGCATCGGCTAAATTAAATTAACTTGTAATTTAAGCAGTTCTAATTATAATGATGTTTTCATCATTTATTTTTCCTGCTCCCATAATTGCATACCAAGTGATCCGTCTTTTTCTCCCAAAGTTTGTCCAACCCGGATCCTCACGAAGTTCAACAGGTAAAGCAATAGCCCATCCATATGCGTACTCACCAAATATGACACATTCATATAAAGCTATCGCATTAATATGGATTCCGGAAGCGCCGTACTGATAATTTACTATAAGAGTAGCATCATATCCACCAGCACTTGCGCCAGCGGCGCCATTATTACAATGAGAAGTCATAATGAAACGAACGCCATTGTATTCACCAATTTCGCCTTTGAAAATCAACTCTGGATATGCGTACTGACGAATAGAAATCATATCCTTTTTAATAGAAGTTGACTGATGAGGATGGAGAAAACCTCCATAATACTCGCCATTTTGATCAACGTATTTCAGTACGTTACCGGTAGCAAGTACCTCAACTGCTGCATCGATTTCACCCTGCTTTAAGGTATCGCCTGCAACGATTAATCTCTGCTCCGCTCTGCTATTAGCAAACTGAATCTGAGTTCCGCTAAATAAAGCCGTTCTCAACATTAAATCAGTTACCTGAGCATAATCCCTTCCCAATGCAACCGCGGCATTCTGCATTTCATCCATAAATGAAAGAGATAAAAATTTCTGAGTTAAACCAACTGCTTTAGCATATTCCGTCACCGAAATAGTTATTGCAGATTTAGTTAAGTTCTCAGATTCGATATCCTCATCCTCACCGATTGTCCCACCTCTAGTTAAGTTGCCATATTTAGAGAAAGAGATTGTATCGCCAGGACTTGCTTGAAGATCTGTACGAACCACAGCAAATTGGTCAAACCGCATTACTGGAAGTGCAGACCATATAACATCGTTTGTATGAAGCGTTAATATATTTGCTGGAATTCCTACTACATCAAAGTCAGTAGAACCCGTTGCCGCTCCTGTAAAGGCATCAGCCATTGAAGTTTCCTCCGTTTTGTTATTTAATCATTTATTATGTTCTTAGATACTTTTTCCAAATTGCATCCGTAGTTTCCTTCTTCTTTGCTTCCCAAGCTTTTATTGAAGCTGGGTTTCTTGGATCAATTCGTTCAACGGTTACTTCTCCGGCTCCTTCTTCGACTGATTTATCAGGCACTTTCGGAAGATTGTAATCCTTACGGACTTTTTCAGAATATTCTTCATATTTCTTTACTGCTAATTCTGCTGAAGCATCAATTTCCGCTTCAGTAGTACCCGAAACTATTTCCGGAACTATTTTACCTTTAGCAGTTTCAATTACTTTCTTTTTATAAGCATCCAAATCTTTTTGAATAAGACTTTGCTCAAGCTGTTCTCCCTTGACTACAACTTTGGTAATTTCTTCTTCAAGAATTTTCAACTTTGCACTAAGCTCAATATTTTCACCCTTGAGCTTACTACTTTCAGGATCCCTTTTAATGGCTTCTTCAGTTGCTTTAATATCCCCTTTAAGTTTATCAATTTCATCATGCAACTGATTTTTAGCTGTAACAGCACCAGCTTTAACAGCATCATTAATAAGTTTTTCAGTTTCTTCTGCAGTATAAGTTTTACCCTTTTCTACTTTAGGGACCTCAACTTTAATAACAACTTCGGTTTTTTTCTCAGGTTTCGCTTTCTCCGCTGCAATTTTATCAGCCTCAATTTTATCAGCTGCAATTTTATCAGCTGCAATTTTATCATCAGCAATTTTTTTGTCAGCTACAACTTTATCAGCATCCGCCTTTTCCTTAGCTGCTTTATCCTCTGCTTCACCAAAAGCAGTAATAGGACTATAGGGAATTAACCCTAAATAAACTTTAACTCTATCCATTATTATTCTCCTTATTAAATGTAACGCATATTAATATATAGAATCCTGAAAGATTCAAATTTTAAAAGAACAAAACACTCAACCTATACAGAATGAGTGCTGGCTCCGCCTTTATTGCCGGAGTTCTTTACCCAAGTATTTTTAGCATTGTTTTTAGCTGTTTCAAGAGCAACTTTACCCTTAGTAGTAACAGATTTGTCACTGCCAAGAGAACCTAAACCCGCGCCACCTGGCTTTACATTAGTATCAGAAAGATTAACTTTCTCATTAATTTTTCCCTTATCCATTATAATTCTCCTTTTAAATTATTTAGTTTCAGTACAATAATAATAAAGTACCACAAGTTAAGTCAAATAAATAATAAAAAAACTTTATTCATTAGCTCGCCTCTGTGATTCCTTTTCACCTTTTACATCCGGATCTCCTTCCAAACCAGTTTTCTTTTTTGGAGGAAATTTCTTATCCGTAACAATAGTTTGTGCACCATAAAGCTCAGGATACTTTTCAACATCTTCTGCGATCTCCTTATCCATAAGCTTACTTTCTTCTTCCGACATACCAATATAACTTCTTGCATGTCTTATGCTCCACATTTTATTAGTAACATTTGAAGCAGCTATATCCGTATTAATTTTTTCATCTCTTGGTAAAGGTGGAAACCAAGTCAAATAAGTTTCATAAATTTCTTCCGGTATTAACCCTCCATAATAAGCATATAAAGAGTTATAATTAATCTGTTCATTAATTTTTACCCTAAATGGATACGTTTCATCACGTTTATTCTTACCTGCTCCCTTATATGTTTCTCTCCATCGTTCAAGACGCTTTTTAATAATACCATTAACATCAAGTTTACCAGCTAAGATATTCATTTTGATTATATGCTTATTCAATGTTAAAAAACCCTTGCCATACATTATACGTTTCAATTCCATCACTTCATATAAAGGCATAAAAGTAATAGCAAGCGCTGATGCAGAAGTATTACTTATTGGTTGCTGCTTACCTGACGCTGAAATGGGCAGATTTCCGCTCTCTCTTAGAGATTCATTAATTCTAATTATATGATCTGATATTGCACCTAAATCACTTTGCAATTCCAGATTTGAAATTTCAGCATCCTTATTAGTTAAAGACCAAACCCTATTTGCACCTCTTATTAAATCAGTACCCTTTCCGCCTTTAATAATAGTTACAGGAGAACCCTGGTATTCGACAATATCCTGAACACTTGTAAGCAACTTATCATACAACCTATTAAGCTCACTAATATTTCGAATATCAGAGAACCCATAATAACTCAGAGTACTTGGAAAATTTTGAATATGAGTTATAGGAATTTCAGGATAAATAAATTCCTCTGTATCTCTTGCCTTTTCATCAATAATTCGAGTACGTAATCCCGGTTTATAATAATGCCCACCCATTCGTGTACCATATAAAGAAAACCCATACGCTTCCTCTCTAACAAATTTTTCACGCCCATAATAAAGTAGCCCCTGCACTTTATCAAAAGACATAACCGGAAAACAATACATCGAATTTAATAAACCGATCTTTGTGTACTCAGAAGCACCACCATCATCAGTAGCAAACAATGTGCTTAACCAAGCATCACCAGATATACAACCTGTTAATCCAATTTCCCAACCTAAAGAATTTCTCTCCGCAATTCCAAAGCTATTCTTCTTATAAGTATTCTGCAGGAGCTTTTCAATTTCAGGAAAATCGCTCTCTACAAGAAAACCTTTATTCATAAGAAATGATACATTTTTGTTAATGTTAATAGCTATATAATTAACAGTAACAGCTCTCGGCTTCTTTTTAGAAAAAGAAAACCAATGCTTTCCTAAATACAAATCCCAAGCATATTGATAATATAATAACCGATTTCCATGTTCGGCTAATACTCTATCATACAACGTCTTCCGTTCTACTTCATCGCTCTGGATTAAATGAGCATTAAGGAAAGATTGATAAGCCGGATGATTTCCTGCATACCTATAAAGAAAGGTCTGCAAAGTTTTAGTGTCCGTACTCATATTCTACTTCCTTATTTTCTGATTGCCAAAAATTAGTGCCTTTCGTATTGTTCTGCATTTTAAATATATTCGCACCTACAATGTCTTCTACTACCTGCGCTTCTACTTCTTCCTCAGCAGCTAAGTTAGCTAACATAAGGCTGTTCGGATAATCATCATGCCCTGTCTCCTCAATAGTTTCAATCGTTAAAAATCCATTAACAAACTCCTTAGAAACATTTGTCATTTGCTGTATAAATCTCTGCTGTTTTCTAAGTTTTTGAGCATTTGGATTATTAGGAAACGTTATACGTCCCGCCAAAAGTTCTTTATAAAGAAGGGAAAATCCATCCGATTTACTCACTTTACTATAAACAAAACCAACAACTCTTTTATTTCCTTTCCCTGAATAATGATTACGCAACCTATCATACATCGCCTGTCCAACTCCTGTTGCATCAATAACAAGAATTTGCCACCTAAAGTTATCAATAAAATCCACAACCTGATAAAATTGTGAATCATAATCATCGCCCTGTATCTCTAACCAATTTTTAATATGCTTATTATGACGCATTAAATTTGATTCCGGATCTATCATAATAGGATTTTTATAATCAACATCAAGCACAGTTATAACCGTACTATCCATAATTTTACCAACATCAATACCTATAGCATGAATATTCCTCTTGTCCCAATTAGTAACCATTCCACCTTTACCCGGCTCAATAGAATTTTTAGCCAGCATACCTAAAAGAAGATCTTCTGTTATAAACATACCTCTTTCAATGGGCCAGTACAATTCGTAGCTCATTCTAAATTCATCTGAGGTTTCCCCTAACTTCATTTTCTCTTTTTTAATATACTTTTTATAATTAGGATTGTATAATTGGCAAGTTTTATAATCAGCTCTAAAATAACATTTTTTCTTCTTCACCTTATCAATATCATTTTTACTTAGCTGTCTGCATATATCGTAAAAATATACTTTCTTAGGATACGCTGAACCAATATGCACCATAGTACCATTAGTTGCGGCTAAAAAAGGAGACATAGATTTCTTCAAAACATAATCGCTTATCTCTTGCGTCTCATCAGTAATACAAAGATGATAAGTATTACCTTCAATGGATACCCGTTTGTTCGCTGATTTTACATTTATGAAAGAATTTCTTGGTAGGTTCCCTGTGTATCGGGATATTCGTTCTGGAAAGACCATTCCGATTTCCGGTCTGGATAGTATTCGTTTAGCAAGTTTTGAAGAAAGGGTTGTATTAAGTTTATTTCCTATAATGGCTGCTCTATCATAATCAGGACCATATACCCCACACCAAAAGCCATTATTAAATTTATCTACAGTTAAATTTTGCCCTGCTGCTTTTTCAGCAAGAATAGGAAGTATAATAGAAATGCCTGGAACTGCAGAACCTAAAGCAGAAGATTTACCTCCTTGCCTTGAAAACTCCGCCGCTATTGTATCCCCATCATCCACCAATAAAGAGTAAACTATTCGTTCAACAAATTCACGTTGGTATTTAAAGTATTTCATACCCCATAAATCCTGACAAAAACTGACTGTCCAATCAATTAATACCGGCAAAGTAGCAGAAGCAATTTGATTATAATTTATCTCTGCGAAATCTAATAACTCTTCGTCAGATACAATTTGTTCTTGATAAGTGGAAAAACTTTTGGCTCGTTCAGACATTTTACTCTATATGATAATATTTCAAGTACAAAATAAAATAAAATATCACCATAAATCAAATTATGGATTGTTCAATAAATGCTCAATCACAATATTAAACTGATCTTTAATATTTTCATTGCTCTGAAACATCATATCTAATTGATTTTTTACGGCCTCAATATTTGCTTGGAGCTCAATGATATTAGCACGTTCCATATCCTTTTTAATATCATCAATATCCCAACGCATCTTTTGATATGTTCCATAAGCAAGTAAAATAGACCAAGCAATTCCAATAATCCACTTAATCCAATTTAGATTATCTTTTAACCAGTTCATTTTATTTTTCTCAAAGAAGTGTCAATTTCAAGTATCTTCCATAAAGAATCAAGCTTAGTATTAATATCATTCTGTTGAACTATAATTTTCTCAAGCTTAATATTACATTTAACAGAATCAACTTTAACTTGTAAAGAATCGGAAGAAATAAAAGATAACGCTATAAAAAGTATAATTTTCATAACGCTAAAAGATAGGTAGTTTTGGTAGGTTTAATCAAGAGGTTCTAACCCTCCTTATTTTTCATTTTAATAATATAAATATTCTATTAGAACGTTCAGGTGTTTTTGATGTGCCTGGACGCTTTATTTTATACCTTTCAAACAAATTTTTCTTACCCATATAATTACGAATTCCAGCATACACTTTATTAGTTTCTTTAACGCTCTCGCAATCAATTTGTAAAGCGTTCTTTTTTGTTATATTCTTAAAATTTTCCTCTACAAAACCACTATACTTATAAGTTCGAGCAGTTAATTTAGGAATTTCACTGCTTGGTATAAATTTACTTTTCATAACTTTTCTCCTTTTCGATAAATTCTAAACTGACCATAAGGTTCGGCTTTCAATTCAACCTCAATTAACCAGCCAATCTCCACAAGAAAATGAATATAAGCCATTTCAGTCCAACTACTACCACCAGCACAAACTTTCGTCAAATCACCCTCTTGAAAAACAGATGATTCCTGCTTATTAACAAACTCCATTATTTTAATAATATTTTTAAAACCCTCATCATTAAAAATTTTATGTTTTTCAATCCTATAATCATAACTCATTTTTTCTCCAGCGTATTTTTGAAATGTAGTATTCTAATTTTTTCTTCATCATTTGGTTGCCAGTATTTCCAAATATTACCAAAATCAGACAAGTGTTCCTCTAATAAAAATTCACAATCAGCCTGCAACTTAGAACGAATTTCTTTCTCCTCCTGGTTATAATCCTTATCCCCATATTTATTAATCATCACAACCGGCTCAGTTCCATAAATAAACGTTTCAGCATCAAGTATTCTACCCACAATAGGACTATTATAATGATCGTAAGCATTTTTCTTAACAACATCATATCTATTTGTATGATCTGCCATAGCTCTAAATCTTGGCATATAATTCATAAAAGTAGTAAATTGTTTTACCTTTCTTCCGTCAATAGTTCGTATAAAACCTAACACTTTATAATTTATTGCTGCCCTTGCTCGTTTTTCATTATCAACCAAATAACACCAATCATTTTTCCCTTCCATTATAACTTTTCTCCACCCTTTAGGAAAAGTACAAGTAAACATCCCATAACGATTCTTATTTATCGCAAATCCTAAAAAACGTAAATACTTAGAATGATAATACCCCGCCACTTTATTTATTCCTCCCGGCTTTACATCATTTAATCCATCCGGTTGCCCTACAAGAACAGGTAAATCCCTACTCCTAATAAATTGATTCATAAATTTATGTTGTTGAGCTCGGAGTTTCCTATCCTCACGATTTACTTTCTCCTCAGAATTACCCTTAGTT